GGACCGGCGGCAGTCTCATTCGCGGATTTTTTTTCTGATGACCCAGCATTTTGACCTCTTCGGCGACCCTATCCCCGAGAACTGGGGACGGCGCGGTCGGCCGCAGCACATCCGCACGACGGAAAACATCAACAAAGTCACAATGTTGGTGGCGTTGGGCTGGGGGAATGAGCGGATCGCATCCGCGATGGACATCACGCTTCCGACTTTTCGGAAGCATTATTTTTCTCTGGTTAAGCGGCTGCGGGCTACAGCGCGCGACCGGCTCGATGCGGCCTATGCCGCACTTCTCTGGAAACAGGTCCAGGAAGGCAACGTCGGGGCGATGCGGCTCTGGCAAATCTTTATGGACCGCAACGATCGCATGGATGCGGAGCGTTCGCTTGCCGCCGATACGGAGCGGGCAGGCTCGCCTGAGCGCGTCGGGAAGAAGATCTTGGCCGAACAGCAGGCGATGGACGCGGATGCAGAATTGATGGCCGAACTCGAGAACGAGGCGGCTGCGCAAAATGCGGTCAGCACCTCGCACTGAAACGCTTCCGCGTTTCGCTTGTCCCGATTGGTGGGAAAGGATTCAGAGCGGCAAGACGCCGGTCGCGGATGTTCCGCTCAACAAGAGACGAGCGGCAAAAGCGCTTGCGTTCTTCAACCGGCTGCGGTTGCCCGACATCGTCGGCAATCCGTATCTGAAAGATGCTTGCGGGGACTGGTTTCGCGACATCCTCGTCGCCTTCCTGGCAAGTGAAGATCCTGAGACCAAGCGGCGGCTCGTCTGGGAGCTGCTTTGCATGGTCCCGAAGAAGAATTCTAAGACGACTTACGTTGCCGCGCTCGGCCTTACGGCGCTTTACATGGAGGATGCGCCGAACCGGCAGATGCTGCTGGTTGCTCCTAGCCAGAATATCTCGGAACGGTGCTTCGACCAGGCGCAGGGGATGATCCGGCTTGACCGCAGGCTCAGGGACATCTTCAAGGTCCAGGATCACATCAAGCGCATCGAGCGCCACAAGACCAAGACGAAGCTCGACGTTAAAACCTTCGACACGTCGATCGTCACTGGCGAAATTCCCGTTCTCACGATCATCGATGAACTTCATGAACTAGGGAAAAAAGCCAAGGCTGCATCTGTGATGCAGCAGATCCGAGGCGGCGGCATCACAATGCAGGGCGGCCAAGTCCTGATGATCACGACGCAGTCGGATGAGCAGCCGGCCGGCATCTGGAAAACAGAGCTCGCGAAGGCCCGAGCTATCCGCGATGGCAGGGGCGGCGATAATCCGATTCTCCTGCCGGTCCTTTATGAATTTCCAGCCGACAAGCAGCGCGATCAGGACTATTGGAGAAATCCGAAGAACTGGCCGGCGCTTTTGCCAAACCTCGGCAAGTCGATCGACTTCCAGAAGCTTGTCGATGACTACGAGAATAACGGCAAGGCAACGAAAGAAGCGGAGCAAATCTGGGCTTCGCAGCATCTCGATATCGAGATCGGCGTTGGCCTCACCGGCGATGGCTGGCGCGCGGCTGATTTTTGGGAGACGGCCGCCGACGAGTCTCTCGCCGATCTCCGTGATCTGATCGCGCGCAGCGAGGCTCTAACGTTCGGTGCCGATGGCGGCGGTCTCGATGACATGATGGCCGCTGCAGTCATCGGCCGGGAGAAAGTCACGCGCAAATGGCTCTGCTGGGCGCATGCCTGGGTCAACCGCAACGTCTTGACGTTGCGCAAAGACATCGCGCCGGCGCTGCGTAATTTCGAAGAAGAGGGTTCGCTGACGATCTGCGAGCGAGCGGCCGACCTCACGGCAGGCGTTGGCGGGGTCTTCGCAGAAGTTCTCGCATCCGGTTTGTTGCCCGAGAAAAATGCAGTCGCGGTTGATCCGAACAACATCGCGGCGCTTATCGAAGACCTGACGACGCGGGGCATGACCGAACCGATGCTCAAGCGCCTCATTCAAGGCAAGGCATTGTCACCGGCCTGGTGGGGAATTGAGAACAAGATCTTCGACGGGACATTCGTCCACTGTGGTTCTGCCATGCTTGCTTGGTGCGTCGGTAACGCCAAGGTCAAGCCCGAAGGCAATGGAATTGTCATCACCAAACAGGTTTCCGGCCGAGCGAAAATCGATCCAGTGATTGCTATGGGGCAGGCTGCGATCCTGATGAGTTGGAATCCGGTTGCGCTGGGAAAATCCGTTTACGAAACGCGCGGCGCGCTCGTCCTCTAAAAAGGATAGACGATGGCTTTTTGGTCGGGATGGCGCAGAAAGCCGTCCGCATCACCGCGCGCTGCAATGCAGGACTCGGGCGGCGGGGTGATTATCACGACGCCTGATGAACTTGATCGATTTTTGCGCCAGGGCGGCGGCGTCACCAAGTCGGGAAAGTCAGTTACGCCCGACACGGCTATGCAGGTTGCGGTTGTCTATGCCTGTGTGAGGCTGATATCGAGCAGCGTCGCGGCGCTTCCGCTCGACATCAAGCGGCGCATCGACGACAAGACGCGAGAAGATCAGTCCGACTCCCCGCTGTGGGCGCTGCTGAATAGGCGTCCGAACCAATGGCAGAAGCCGGCACAGTTCAAGCGCATGGCGCAGGCGCATGTGCTGCTGCGAGGGAATGCTTACGCGCTCAAGGTCAAGTCACGCGGCGAGATCAGGCAGCTCATCCCACTGCACCCCGATCGCGTGAAGCCAAAACAGCAGCCGGATTTGTCGATCGCATATGAATATGCGCTGCCAAACGGCGGCGTCGAAACGTTCTCGCAGGACGAAATCTGGCATCTGTTCGGGCTAACGCTCGACGGCATCACAGGTGTCACGCCGATCACCTACGCGCGTGAGACAATCGGCCTCTCGCTCGCAATGGAAGATCATGGCGCGAGCACGTTCCGCAACGGCATGCGTGCTAGCGGCGTTCTCGAACACCCGCAGAAGCTCAGCGAAGAGGCGCGCAATCATCTGAAGGCGAGTCTCGATGAATATCGAGCCGGCGGCGAAAGCGAAGGACGTTTCCTCGTCCTCGAAGAGGGAATGACGCAATCCGAGCTCAAGATGACGGCGCAGGATGCCCAGTGGATCGAGAGCCGAAAATTCTCCCGTTCCGATATCGCCATGTTCTTTGGCGTGCCGCCGTTCATGATCGGCGACACGGAAAAATCGACGAGCTGGGGCTCGGGCATCGAGCAGCAGAAGGACGGCTTTGTCACCTTCACGCTCGATGACCATCTGGTGATGTGGGAAGAGGGTGTGACGATCGATCTCGCCAGCGATCCGAAAGTCTATGCGAAATTCAATCGCAACGCGCTGGTGAAAGGCAACATCAACGACCGCTGGAACGCTTACACGAAAGCGCTTCAGTGGGGCGTCAAATCGCCGAACGAAGTGCGTGCGTTGGAAGATGAAAATCCGCGCGAAGGCGGCGACATCTACTACCCGCCGCCGAACACGGCAGGCAATCAGGACCAAGCTGGCGATCCCTCGAAAGGTGGAAGCGATGTCACTTCGCAAAATGCCTGAAGCAAAGACGTTTCAGCGTCCGCAGAATTTTCAGTGGGATGCACCGTCTGACGTGCTCGCCAAGTGGGCCGAGCATCCGCTTGCGGCAGAGGCCGATGATCCGAACTCGATCACGATCTTCGATGTGATCGGCGAAGACATGTGGACCGGCGCTGGTTTCACGGCCAAACGCGCGGCAGCCGCATTGCGCTCGATCGGCAAGAATCCGGTGACGGTGAAGATCAATTCGCCTGGCGGCGACATGTTCGAGGGGATCGCGATATACAATCTTTTGCGCGAGCATCCGGCAAAAGTCACCGTCGAAGTGATGGGCTGGGCTGCGTCCGCGGCATCGATCATCGCGATGGCGGGCGACGAGATCAAAATGGGTCTCGGCACATTCATGATGGTGCACAACGCCTGGGGCATGGTCATCGGCAATCGGCATGACATGCGTTCTGCCGCCGACCTTTTCGAAGGGTTTGACTCGGCGATTGCCGATATTTACGCGGCTCGCGCCAAGATCGACCGAAAGGAAATCGAGAAGCTTATGGACGCGGAAACGTTCATGGGGCCGAATGAAGCCGTCGCTAAGGGCTTCGCCGATTCCGTCGCGGAAGATCTGAGAGCAGACGAAGGCAAGACAAAGAATCTCGATAGCCGCCTGATGGCGCGCCGGCAGACCGAAGCCGCGCTTGCCAAGGCTGGCTATCCGCGAAGCCTGCGCAGTGAAATGCTGGCGCAGCTTATGACGAAATCGCCCGAGCGTGATGCAGGGCGCCCCGCCGCGCGCGATGCAGGCGTCAACCCGGCTCAGATTCAAGAGCTGATCAACATCCTCAAAACCTAAAGGGGTTTTCGATGAAGCATGTTTCCCCCGCGATTTCGCGGGTAGCGATGCTTTGTGCCGCGCCCTCTCTCAATGCGCGCGCGCGTGGCATCTTTGGCGTGCGCGCAGACGCGGGCAACGCCGACAAGATCCTCAACGAGTTGAAGGCCACATTCGAAGCCTTCAAAGCCGAACGCGACAAAGAGCTTGCCGATCTGAAGAAAGGCATGGCCGATGTCGTGCAGACCGAGAAGGTGGATCGCATCAATGCGGAAATCACCAAGCTGCAGAAGGCGCTCGATGAGACGAATGCACTGATCGCCGCCGTTCGCGTCGGGGCCGGCAGCGGCAAGGATGAACTCACGGCCGATCAGAAGGCCCACAAAGCCGCGTTCGCCGCCTACTTCCGCAAGGGCGTCGAAGCGGGTCTTCGCGATCTGGAAGTGAAGCTTGCCGCGAAGACAGATGCCGATCCCGATGGCGGCTACTTGGTTGATTCGACGACTGAGCAGACCATCGATCGCGTTCTGATGAACGTTTCAGCCATTCGCGGCATCGCGAATGTCATCACCATCTCGACGCAGAGCTACAAGAAACTCGTCAGCCAGGGCGGCGCGACTGCCGGCTGGGTCGGCGAGCGCCAGGCACGCTCGGAAACGAACACGCCGACTCTGGCAGAGATCGTCATCAACGCGATGGAGATGTACGCCAATCCCGCGGCAACCCAGACGGCGCTGGATGACGCGCGCATCGACATCGGTCAATGGTTCGGCGATGAAGTGTCGACGACCTTCGCTGAGAAGGAAGGTCTCGCCTTCTATTCCGGCGATGGTGTGCTGCAGCCGCGTGGCATCAGCACCTATGCGATGGTCGCGAACGCTTCCTATGCGTGGAACAAGATCGGCTTTGTCACGTCTGGCGTTGCCAGCGCGCTCAGCGACAGCACGCACAACGGCATCGACGCGATCCTCGATCTGATCTATGCGCTGAAGCAAGGCTATCGCACGAACGCACGGTTCCTCATGAACCGCGCCACGCAAGGCGTCGTGCGCAAGCTGAAGGACGCCAACAACCAGTATTACTGGCAGCCTCCGGTGCAGGCCGGCCAGCCATCGCAGCTCTGCGGTTATCCGGTCTCGGATGACGACAACGTGGCCGATGTCGGGTCAAACGCTTTCCCGATCTGGTTCGGCGACTTCCGCCGCGGCTATACGATCGTGGACCGCGCTGGCATCCGCGTCCTGCGCGATCCGTACACCAACAAGCCCTACGTGCACTTCTACACCACGAAACGGGTCGGCGGCGCGGTGACAAACTTCGAAGCCATCAAGGCTTTGAAGTGCAGCACCTGATCCCGTGAGACCTTAGCGGCGCATGGGCCTCGGCTCGTGCGCCGCTCCAATCTTCCACTCGAAAATCTGGAGATCATCGTCCCATGAAGGACATGCACAACAACATCAGCGTGCTGCATTGCATCACGCCGCAAGCGGCCGGCACAACCGGCGCAGCGAACGGCCGGTTGTCAGGCATTATCGATCGGCAAGGGTTCCAGTCGGTCGAATTCGCATACTCTTCCGGTCTTTCAGCTTCTGCTGCCGACACGATCACTCCGGTCGTGCTGGAAGCGGACGCAACGAACGGTTCGTTCACTTCCGCGGCAGATGCAGACTTGCTCGGCACGGAAGCTGCGATCACGCTGTCGGCCGCCGCCACCAAGCGCGTCGGCTACAAGGGCAGCAAACGGTATCTGAAGCTGCGCCTCTATGGCATCGGAACAGCAACCGCAATCATTTCTGCTGTCGCCATTCTCGGCGCTGCCGAGCAGAAGCCGGTCGCCTGATCGAAAATGGATGGGGCAGTAAAAAGCGTTGCGCCGGCGGATAATCCGCCGGCGCATATTGCAATCGTCGGGCTCGGCCCGTCATGTGCGACGTTTTTCGAGCTCACACGTCGCCTCGGCGGATCGAGCGCTTATTGCGACGAAGTCTGGGGCATCAACGCGATCGGCGACGTGCTGCGCTGCCATCGCGTTTTCCATATGGATGATGTGCGCGTGCAGGAACTGCGCGCCGCGGCAAAGCCGGATACGAATATCGCAGCGATGCTGCGTTGGCTGAAGAAGCATCCAGGCCCGGTCTATACGAGCATCATCCGAGAGGGTTATCCGGGGCTCGTCGCATTTCCGCTGCAGGATGTGCTCAATCGCGGCCTCGATTCAAACGGCGGGGCGCCATATTTCAATAGTACGGCCGCCTACGCGATCGCCTTCGCGATTTTCATTGGCGTGAAGCGAATATCGCTCTTCGGCCTCGACTATACGCTGGCAAATTCTCATCACTCAGAACAGGGCCGCGCCTGTTGCGAATTCTGGCTCGGGATCGCAGCCGCTCGCGGGATCGAGATCACGATTCCTGATACATCGTCGCTTCTCGATGCCTGCGCTCCCGCCGATCAGCGCGTCTATGGATACGACTGCGTCGATGTCCACTTGAAAGATCAGGACGATGGTTCGGTGAAGGTCGAATTCACCGAAAAGGAAAAGCAGCCGACCGCCGAAGATATCGAAGCGCGCTACGACCATTCCAAGCACCCAAATCCCCTACTGCAAAAGCAGGCGACATGAATTACCTGCCCATCATTGTCACACCGCCTATTGGGGCGCCTGTGAGTTTGCAGGAGGCAAGGTCACATCTGCGCGTCGATGACGGCGATTCCGATACGGAAATCGAGGCGCTAATCGACGCGGCCACGTCCTACCTCGATGGACCGACAGGAGTCCTCGGCCGCTGCCTGATGGCGCAGACCTGGCGGCAGGATTACGACTGTTTTGAGCGCTGCATGCGGTTGCCACTTTTCCCGGCGCTGGAAATCGTCAGCGTGAAATATGACGACGCGAACGGAGTCGAGCAGACGATTGACTCCGCGAATTACGATCTGCGTCATGACGCGCGCGGCGCCTACGTCCAATTCAAGGACACTTTTTCCTTTCCGCAGACGAAAGCACAGCGGCCGGCGATCAGGATCGAGGCCGGCTATGGATATGCGGACGCGGATTCAATTCCTGTGGCACTGAAGCAGGCAATTCTTCTGCTGATAGGTCACTGGTTCGACAGCCGATCAGCAGTCGTCGCCTCGCAATCGGGAGCGTCCGCAATCGTTCTTCCCTTTGCTGTCGACGCATTGATTGCGCCGTTCCGGCGCGTTTCACCTTAAGGAAAGGAACATCGAATGTCCGATCTCAGCATCACGGCCGCAAATGTCGTCAAGGGCGATGGCGCGGTTCTCGAAAGCGGTTATGCCGGCGAGACCATCACCGCGGGCCAGTCGGTTTACAAGGATACGACGACGGGCCTCTATAAAAAGGCTGACTCGAACTCGGCAACCGCTGCAGCGAAGAAAGCGCGCGGCATCGCGCTCAATGGTGCATCCCTCAATCAACCACTCGTCATCCAGAAAGCAGGCGAGATCACCATCGGTGCAACGCTTACTGCCGGCTCCCGCTATTACCTCTCGGGCACCGCCGGCGGCATCATGCCGGAAGGCGATCTTACGACAGGTGAAGATGTTTGCCTTATCGGCATTGCAAAGACTACGGCGATTCTGACGCTCGGCATTCTCGCGCCAGGCGTGACGCTCTAGGCCAATGCAGGCAGGTGAGCTGCGCGAGCGCGTATCCTTCTTTGCGCCAAATGAGCGCGATGACGGATATGGCAATCTCGTCAGCGGATATCTCGAATTTCCTGACTTCACCGTTGCGGCGAAGATCGAACCGAAACTTGGCGGTGAAACCGTTCTCGCCGCGCGCCTGCAGGGAAAGAACCTCGTTAACGTCACTATCCGCGCAAGCATTCAGACGCGCCAGATCACGAGTGACTGGCGCGCGCGCGATGAGAAAACCGGAGATATCTACAATATCCGGTCGATCATCGATCCGACGCAGCAAAAGCAATGGATCGAGCTTCTTTGCGAGAGGGGCGTTGCCTGAATGGCGCGTAATGAAAGCGTCGAACGATTCAGGCGCCTTACCGTCAAGATGCAGAACGAGATCGCGGAAGCCGCGATCTCGGAACTGCATGTGCAAGGTGACAGGCTCGCAAAGATGATCGAGGCCGTTGCGCCGCGCGGCGAAACTGGCGATTTGATTCACTCGATCCGGCAAATTCCAGGATCGAGGCCGACACAAATCAGGATTGTCGCAGGCAGTCCACAAACGGTGAAGGCTGGATACCAATATCCACGAGCGGATGAGTTCGGCACGGTGCATATGCAGGCGAAGCCGTTCTTCTTTCCGACCTATCGGCTGATGAAGAAGCGGATCATCGCAGCCATGAAGCGCAAGATCACGGACAACATCAAAAAGCACTCGGCCGAATGAGCGATCCGGCTTTGACGATCCAGGGCAAGGTGGTGGAGGCGTTGAAAGCGTCATCCAGCATCAGTTCGCTTATCGCCGGGCGCGTTTACGATTCCGTGCCGCAGAATTCGGAATTTCCGTATGTCACTGTCGGGCAAGTGCAGGTTCTTCCCGATAGAGCACAAGACTACGACGGCGCCGATGTCGTCTTCACCATCGATGGATGGTCGCGCGCGCCAGGATTTCCTGAGGTCAAGCGCATCGGCATGGCCGTGCATTCGGCGCTGGTCGATGCCGACCTTGCTCTGGATGATTTTCGGCTGATCGAACTCATCCCCGAACAGACGCAATATCTGCGCGATCCTGATGGCCTCACAAGCCACGGCGTCTTTGTCTTCCGCGCCCGAACCGAACCTTCCACGTAACCAACAAGCGTAATCCTCAAAACTTGTCAGCTCGCGGCCGGCGCAAACGGCCTCGAAAGGAGATACCACTATGGCCAAGCCGACAACGCAGCGCTGGACCAAACTCACGATCTGGGTCGGGGACGGCGGAAGCCCCGAAGACTTCAACAAATATGTCTGCGGCCTGACGACGAAATCGTTCACGCTGCAGGGGCAGACATCGGATACGGTCGTGCCGGATTGCGACGATCCCGATCAGCCCGCATGGATCGAGCGCGTCATGCGTTCGCTCTCGTCGAGCGTTGCCGGCGCTGGTGTCATGGCGGAAGAAAATCGCGATTTCTTCGCCGACTGGATGCTTTCCGGTGCTTCGAAGAACTGCCGCATCGCGGTCGATGGCACGGATGCAATCTATTTCGCTGGCGCGTACCTGCTGACGAAGTTCGAACTCACCGGCAACGAAAGCGACGGCAAGATCAACGTGTCGCTCGCGTTTGATTCCGACGGCGAAGTGACGCGCGCAACCGGCCAGCCCTGATCGGTGACGCATGGCTGCGCATGGTAGCGTCACGCTTTTCTTCGGTGATGGCGAACACGTCTTCAATATCTCGCCGATCGGGCAGACGCTCGAATTGCAGGATAAGTGCAATGCGGGCGTCGGCACGATCCTTCAGCGGCTGACGACTGGCACATTCTTCGTCAACGACTTCCGTGAGACGATCCGCCTCGGGTTGATCGGCGGCGGGATGAAGCCTGAAGAAGCGTTCCGGCTGACGAAGCGCTATGTCGATGATCGGCCGTGGCAGGAAAGCGTTCTTACGGCACCGGCCATCATCATGGCGGCGATGACCGGGGTTCCGAAGGAAGACGTGGGAAAAAAGGAAGCGGCGGGGGACGAGACAGGGGCGACGACCGCCTCTCCCGCGCCGCAGTCTACGGAATCGGCGCAGCCATCGGATTCACCCCAAGACAAGTAGACGCGATGACGCCGTGGGAATTGGCGGCGTGCGTCGACGGCTACAACCACGCGCACGGCGGTGAAGATTTCGAACCGCCGCCGCCGAGCGCCGAGGAATTCGAAGCGATGAAAGAACGGGCACGTCATTTCGTGACGAAACACTGACATGGCAACGAACGACACAGCAGCGCTCGTCGTCGCCCTGTCGGCGCAGCTCGATAAATTCCAGAAGGATATGGACAACGCGGTCGGCTCCGGCGACCGCGCGGTTCGCCGCATCGAGGATCGATTCCGGCAGATGAATCCGGGATCGCAGTTCTTCAACGAGTTCGAAGGAAAACTGAAGGGATTGGCATCCGCCGCGGGCATCGCGGTCTTGGTCAATCAGATTCATCAGCTTACGGAAGAAGTCGCCAAGATCGGCGAAGCTTCTGAGCGCGTTGGACTGACGACCGACGAATTCCAGAAATTCCGCTATGCCGTCGTCGCGACGGGCGGTTCGGTCGAAGCCGCAGAGCAGTTCCTCGATACGTTCTCGCGCAAGATCGCGGAAGCCGCGAACGGATCAGGCGACCTCTATAACTTCCTGCGCGTGAACAACGTGCAGTTGCGCGATGTGCAGGGCAACCTTCTGCCGCTCAATGTGCTGCTCGAAAAGTATATGCAGCTCGTGCGTAATACGAAAAGCCCGCAGGATCAGTTGAATGAAGCCTTCATGGTCGCCGGCCGGCAGGCTGGTCCGCAAGTTGTCGCCGCACTTCGTTTGTCGGCTGACGCCTTCCGCAATCTCGGTAATGAGGCGCAGTCGTCCGGGGTCGTCATCGATCGGGAAATGATCGAGCGCGCCAAGCGTATCAACACGGAGTATCAGAAGCTCAAGGCGCAGTTCACGACATCGGCGCAGGAAATTGCTGTCTCGACCTGGGATCTTCTGGCGCGGTCATTCCATAGCGTTGCCGATGGCATCGGCGAGATCATCGAGAAATTCGAAACGCTCAAGCGCATCCGCGATGGCGGTGCGCAAGGTCTTGGCGTTCCAGTCGATACCGCGCCTGGTGTTGGCTTCGTTCCGGGCGGGCCGACGTTAACGCCTCAGGCGAAAGCAAAGATCACGGTGCAGCCGCTCGGCAACGTGCCGCTGCCGCAGGCGCGGCCGAACGTCGAGGACATCCAGAATCAGACCAAGCAATACAACGCGCAGGCGGAAGCCTTCAAAAAGCTGATCGAGGCGCAGGATCACCGAATCGAAACGCTGAATGCAGAGCGCGACTCGATCGGCAAGACAGTCGGTTATGAAACCGAACTTAAGACGCGGATTGATCTTGAAGCCGAAGCGAAGCGCCAGAATATTCCGCTGACGGAACAGCGGCGTCAGGCAATCGAAGCCGAAGCGCGCAAGGTCGGCGAAGCAGCCCAAGCGGTCGACGATTACAAGCGCCGCTGGCAGAACATCAATTCTGCGCTGCAGTTCGCCGGCGAGCAGATCATCGACGTACTGGACGGGATCCGCACCAAGACGCTGACGGGTGCGCAAGCCGTCACGCAGCTCGGCAATGCCTTCATCAAGGCTGCAGAACAGGCGCTGCTGCTCGGCTCCGGCCCGCTCGCCAATCTCTTCGGCATGCAATCGAATGTCGCGGGCGGCACGGGTGGATTGTTCGGTGCGCTCTTCGGCGGCTTCCGCGCCGGCGGCGGGCCGGTCTCAGGCGGTTCGGCCTACGTGGTCGGCGAGCAGGGGCCGGAACTCTTCGTTCCGAAAGGCGCCGGTTCAATCATTCCGAACAACGTCACACCCGGCCAGGGCGGCAATCTCACGGTCGTCGTACAGCAGGATATCAGCCTAGCGCCATCAGGGATTGGTGCGGCGGATGCCGCCTATATCCGTCAGCAGCTCGATCAGAACAAGCGCGAGACAGTCGCGGCGACGATTTCTGCCATCCGCGTCGGCCGCGCCAACGATCCGAAATATCTGGGCTGACGAATGACCGTCTCGATCTGGGAGTGGCCGGCTCGTCATCGCGGCACGATTGAAAGCCAGTTCTGCCTGATGTCGTCGAGTCTGTCGGCGGCTTCGCAATTCACTGGCGAGCAGATTCCTTACGGCCCGCAGGTGCAGCGCTGGATGGCGAAGCTGACGTTCCCGGAAAAGAAAGGTCCGGACTGGCGCGAACTTTCAGGCTTTATCACGCGGTTGCGCGGCATGTCGGGTGCGGTGCGCATGGTCGACTATCACC